ATGTCCTTCGCGTTCGCCAGTGGTAAGTCGCACTTTCGATCTCCGTAAAGAACCTCCATGGGCGCTGTTATCGCGAATTTGTCTCCGATGCATTGGTGTCCTTTGGCTGTTTGCACATACACGACTTCAGCGCTGGCAATCGTCGGAAGCATCAATACCCCGATCAAAAACAACTTTCTCATGGTGACTCTCCATGGATTCACGCGAGCGGATGAACGACCCGATTGTTGGGTTATCGGTCGCCCTCAATGGGTGGCAGTCCAAAATTCAGACGTCTGTCCCCGGCATTATTCAGTCCTTCAATCCGGATGATATGACCTGCACGGTTCAACCAGCAATCAGTGGCCAGGTGCGGGACGAAACCGGAGCCCTTACCGGTGTTGAGCTGCCGCTGCTGGTGGATTGCCCGGTGCAGTTCCCGTCCGGCGGAGGCTGCACGCTGACCTTCCCGGTGACGGCAGACGACGAATGCCTGGTCGTCTTCTCGTCACGTTGCATTGACGCCTGGTGGCAGTCGGGCGGCATCCAAGCTCAACCTGAGTTGCGCATGCACGACCTATCGGATGGCTTCGCGCTGCTCGGCTTCAGATCAGTTCCTCGGGTTATCGACGGGATCAGCGGCACGGCCGCGCAGCTGCGTACCGACGACGGAGCCGCCTTCGTCGAGGTCGACTCGGTCACGCATACCATCAACATCACGACGAGCGCCCAAGTCAATTTGACTGCGCCCGTAATCAACTTGGCTGCAGCGGGCCAGACCTTGCTGAAGTTCGTGACCTCCGCATTTCAGACGCTATTTAACGGCCACACCCACGCATCGAGCGGCGCAGGAATTCCAAACCAGCAAATGACCAATGCTCACATGACCACCACGGTTAAGGGGGGCTGACATGCGCTATCGAAAGCTCGACGCTAACGGCGACTACTCCTTCGGTCACCAGCAAGCCGATTTCTACCACGACACTCCGGAGGCTCCAGCCCAGGCTGTGAGCACTCGACTGAAGCTCGATCAAGGCGAGTGGTTTCTCGACAAAACCGAGGGCATGCCATGGGACACCCAAGTGCTTGGTGAGCGAACCGTTGCCACGCGCGACTCCGCCGTCCAGCGACGTGTACTTGGCTCGCAAGGTGTTGCCCAGATCGATAGCTACGTCAGCACCTTCGATCCAGAAACGCGGACCTTCACTCCAACGGTGGAAATCACCACGGACTATGGGCAGACGACCATCAGTGAGAACTTGTAAATGGCCTCTTCAACTGCACCGATCATCTCGGCGACCGGTATTTCTGCGCCATCCTATGCTGAAGTCCTGGCCTTTCTCCAATCGCAATACCGATCGATCTATGGTGCTGACACCTACCTTGAGTCCGACTCGCAGGATGGTCAGTTTCTCGGCGTAATCGCCCTGGCCATCAGTGACGCCAACGCCGCAACGATTGCTACGTATCTGTCGTTCTCACCTGGCACCGCGCAAAAGGCTGCACTCTCCAGCAACGTGAAGATCAACGGCATTAGTCGGGCGATCCCGACCAACTCTCAGGCAGATCTGACGATTGTTGGTCAGGCCGGAACGGTGATCACCCAAGGCTTTGCGCAGGACCAGAACAACAACAAATGGGCACTTCCGGCGACAGTGACCATTCCTCCTTCTGGATCAATTATTGTCACGGCGGTTTGCTCGACGGTCGGCGACGTCGCGGCCAGCCCTAACCAGATCAACAGGATCGCCACGATGACGCGCGGGTGGCAGAGCGTCACCAACGTATCCGCCGCTGCCGAGGGCGCGCCGGTCGAAACCGACTCGGCGCTGCGTCAGCGGCAGAAGATCTCGACAGCACTCCCATCACGTACCGTGCTCGAAGGAACCATAGGGGCGGTAGCCAGTGTGGCTGGCGTTACCAGGTATGTCGCCTATGACAATGACACCAATGTCACCGACGCGAACGGGATACCCGGCAACAGCTTGGCCATGGTCGTGGAAGGGGGGAATGTAGCCGCGATCGCTTCTGCCATTGCAGCCAAGAAAGGCCCTGGGGGCGGCACATTCGGTACGACGTCGGTGACAGTTCTCAACGTCTACGACATACCGATCACGATCAGGTTTTTCCGCCCGACCTACCGCGCGATCACAGTGGCGGCATCCATCAAGGCGCTCCCCGGGTACTCCACGGCAATCGGCGTCGCGTTGCAGCAAGCGGTATCGGACTACATCAATCAGGTTGCCATCGGCGGCGGGCCCAGCGGCACGGTTGAGTGGGCAGATGCTCTCACCGCGGCGAACAGCATTCCGGGTAGTAACACATTCAAACTGACCGCGCTCACCCTGTCTGGCCCGGGTGGGGCCGGAACACCTGATGTGCCGTTGACATTCAATCAAGCAGCCTCGTGCACACCGGCGAGCGTAGTCCTGACGGTGACCTGACATGGTAGATATCAAGGACTACACCGGGAAGATCACCAGTCAGCACGCGGATAAACCCAAATACATGGCAATGGTTGAGGCTGTTGCTCAGTGCTTTGTCGACACAAACCAGGTCGCAGTAGGACTGCCTGACGATTTCGATCTTGATAGCGCCGTCGGCGCGCAACTCGATGATGTGGGGTTGTGGGTCGGTATTGGTCGCTCCGTTAAAACTCCTTTAGTGGGGATTTATTTCTCTCTCGATACTGCCGGCCTGGGCTTAGATCAGGGGACATGGCAAGGTCCGTTTGATCCGGATTCCGGGATCATCCTTCTTGATGACGAATCTTTCCGCTTGGTGATCAAGGCCAAAATTGCCTCCAACAATTGGGACGGCACCATGGAAGGCACGCAAGGCGTTTTGGAAATAATTTTTCCAGCGTCGAGCGGCGTTTTCATTTTTGTTGAAGATAACCAGGACATGACGATGACCGTTGGGGCTTCCGGCGCCCAGCTGTCATCGATCCAGTTAGCGTTGCTTACCGGTGGGTACATTTCGGTAAAGCCGCAATCTGTGGGCATCAAATACTACGTAATCCCTAGCATGGCAGGGCCGATGTTCGGCTTTGACGTGAACAACGACTACATCTCCGGATTTAACACCGGAAGTTGGGCCACCATCATTACGCCTTGATGCGGAGACACACATGGCAGTCAATAACTTTCTACCGTTTGCCTCGTTGCCCGGCGCCAACGTGATGACCCAAGCGGCCTATGGAGCTTCGGCATTCGTTGGCGCGGGATTCACGGCTGGCACCGCCAAATCACTCGAATTGAACAAGGTGTGGCGCCAATCGGCTGCTATGGCCTCGATGCTCGGGGCTGTGATCGCTTCCCGCAGCGGCGCTGATGCTTTGGATGACGGCAACATCACGGTGCTCCAGGATAACTTCGAACGCGCTATTGCCGCATTGGCAGTCAACGGCGCTGGTTCGTACGTTGTAGCTACCGGCGCAGTGAACACCTATCTGGCCGTGTATGACCCGGTAGTTCCATCGACCCCGGTGGACGGCATGATCCTGAAATTCAAAGCGACTACCGGCAACACCGGCCCCGCTGTATTCAGTCCCAACGGCATGGCGGGTAAACAGATCCTTGGCAACGGTTTTCTAGCCCTGCAGGGCGGTGAGATTGTTGCCAACGGCGACGTCATGGTGCAATACAACAGTTCGGTCGGTGGCGGTTGCTGGGTAATTCTGGCTTCTTCCGGTGGCACACAGCAGATTGCCCCTGGTACGGCATCACGACATGCCGTGCAAATGCGCCAAATCCAGAACAGCAGCGGCACTTATTCGCTGGACACTGGCCCGGTCAACTCGTATTTGGCGGCCTACACCCCCGCAATTACAACGTTGGTAGACGGTATGACCTTGAAATTCAAGGCTGCCAACGCCAACACCGGACCGTCGATTTTTAGCCCTGATGGTGTTGCTGGCTTGCAGATCCTCGGTCAAGGCGGTGTCGCACTGCAGGGTGGCGAAATTGCCGCAAACAGCGATATCTGGCTGCAATACAACAGTTCGTTGGGCGGCGGCTGCTGGATGATGGTTGCTTCGGCAGGCCCTGGTCCAACCCAAGTGGGCGCTGCTACCCGTAGCGGGCATGCTGTCAACGCCGGTCAAATTCAGAACGGTTCGCAGCAATATGCATTGGATACTGGCACCGCTAACACCTATCTGGCCGATTACGTGCCTGCGGTGACTGCGCCAGTTGATGGCATGATCCTGAAATTCAAGGCCAAAACCGCCAACACCGGGGCCAGCATCTTTAGTCCCAATGGCATCGCCGGTCTACAGATCCTTGGCCAGGGCGGCGCAGCGTTGCAAGGCGGTGAAATTGCCGTAAACAGCGATATCTGGCTGCAATACAACAGTTCAGTGGGCGGTGGTTGCTGGGTAATCGTAGCTTCTGCTATTGGCCCAACCCAAGTCGGTGCAGCAATCCGCACCGCTCATGCCGTGCAAATGGGCCAAATCCAGAACGGTAGTGGCATATACGTAGCAGGTGGCGGCACGGCCAACGCCCAAACCGTGACTTTCGCCCCGGCGATCACAGCCCTGACTGATGGCATGGCTTTCCGGTTCAAATCGTCGGCGGCCAACACTGGCGCGGCCACATTGAACGTCAACGGCCTAGGCGGCAAACCGATCCTCGGCGCTGGCGGCAGTCCCCTGCAAGGCGGCGAGCTTGTCGTTGACGGATACACACTGCTGGAATACAGCACTTCTCTGGACTCGTTCCTGATTCTGGGCAATACCGGCGTCGGCAGTTCGCAGCAGGTGGGCACTGCCCTCAGAAGCAACCATGCCGTGCAGTTCAACCAACTGGTCGGCAACGCCGGTACGGCAAGTGGCTTGAAAGCCGTTGTAAACACCGCGGCTGCCACCTGTTTGTTCACTGCCGATGAGGTCATACTTGAATCGGCCATTGGCGGCCTGCGCTACAGCGTTTCCAACCTCAGCCAGACCATCAACCTCGGTAACGTCGGCACCAACGGCATGGACACCGGTGCCGCTCCGGTCAACGGCTATGTGGCGATTTACGCCATTTGCACCGCTGGCGGCACCACCCGCCTGCTTGGTGTGAACGCCACGGCCGGTGTAGCGCCGCCTGTGTATGCTGGCGCCAACATGCCGTCCAGTTATGTGGCATCCGGGCTGATTGCCGTACTGCCAACTAACGGATCTGGCCAATTCAAGCCGTTCTCGCAAACCGGCCGCAGCGTCAGCATTCCCGGTACGCAGGTGTTCTCCGGTAGCACTGGCGGTTTGTCGATGCAATCGATCTCGTTGGCTGCGGCTGTACCGTTCAACGCCACGAACATTTCTGGCGGCCTGACCAACTCGTCCACAGCAGGTTCCAACATCGGGTTGACTGTCAGTTCCAACGCCCAATCGATGGGTACGCAGAACATTTCCGGCACTGTTACAGCTGGCGGCGCCATCAACGGCAGCTTTGCGATTGATGTAGCCGTTGCGCAGACCGCCTACGTGTCGACCACCAACACTGCCGGTACTCCAACCTTCACCATTAGCGTGACGAGGTATTCGATATGACCGACGAAGTCAAAGACACAGCAACTATCTATGTCCAGCTTACTGACGGTCGCATCACGGCGGTGTTCTGGTCGCCGCAGGATCCGGAATACTGGCCTGGTTTGGTAGTCATGGAAGATGACGACCAACGCTATCTTGACTTCCTGAACCCACCCGAAAGCATCCTTGTCGTTCAAAGCGCAAAGCTTCAGGGCCTGACCCAACTGGCCGCAGCTCAGAAGGCCGCGCTGATCGATCGAATCAGTACGCTTAATGATGCTGTTGATCTGGAAATTGCTACACCAGAGGAGAAGGCAGAGTTACCGGTGCGTACCGCCCAACTCAAGCAATGGAAAACCTACGCCGTGCTGCTCGGACGCGTCACCAGTCAGTCCGGATGGCCATCGGAAGTTACTTGGCCGACACAGCCCGCTGAAGGCATGGACTTGACCGTTTCGGCGGTCGACCCTGAAACGGCGTAGCCGCAGCAAAATGAACGCAACCCGCCATCGAGCGGGTATTTTTTTGCCTGGAGAAAAGTGATGCCCGTATCCGAGAGAGACCGCGATGTCCTCGCCCGCACACTGTGGGGCGAGGCCCGCGGCGAATCCCTGGCCGGCCAGATTGCCGTGGCTTGGACCATCCGCAACCGGGTCAACGACGGCAAAGATAAGTCGTGGTGGGGGGAGGGCTATGCCGGCGTGTGCCAGAAGCCCTACCAGTTCAGTTGCTGGAACAAGAGCGACCCGAACTTCGCCTACCTGAGTGGCGCGAAGCAGATTCCGTTCCGCGAGCTGGCGCAGGCACGGATCGCCGCTGACCAGGTGATCGACGGCAAGGTGCCGGATCCCACCGGCGGCGCCACGCATTACTACGCGACCACCATGCCCAAGCCACCGACCTGGGTGAAGGGCGCCAAGCAGACGCTGGCGCTCGGTCACCACGTGTTCTTCAAGGATGTGCCATGAAACCGATCTGGCTGCGGATCCTTCCTTACATCGCTGCGGCGGTACTGGTGGCCGGGGCGCTGTTTGGCGCCTACCACCATGGTGTGACGGTCACGGAGGAAAAGTGGCAGGCGAAATGGAATGCCCGTAACACCCGGGACGCCGGGGCAAGGGCGCTCAATGAGTCCACTGAGCGCGCCAAGGAGCAGGCCTACCAACAATCAATCAACAAGGCGGTTCAAGATGGGCAACGCATCATCGATCAAGCGACGGCTGATGCTGCTGCCGCTCGCGCTTCTGCTGACGGCTTGCAGTTCGCCGCCGACAATCTTGCCCGTCGACTCGCAGCTAGTGAAGCCAGCGGCAATTCCTGCACTACCGCCGCAAGCAAGGCAGCTGCCCGCACCGCCTCTGTGCTTGCCGACGTGTTCAAGCGCGCTGATCAGCGAGCGGGCGACCTGGCTGCAATTGCTGACCAAGCCCGAGCTCGAGGAC